TTTGCTGCGCCTCCCTGTAGTCGGCCTCGACTTTCGACTGCTGGCGCAGTAACAGCTTTTTTCTTTGGTGGAGCAGCTTTCTCCATCTGAAGCCTGCCTCGACTTTCTGTCGTTGCCTTTGCCTTTGTGGTGGTTTTTGTTGTAGTAGCACCATTTTTCTTTGGCAAGCTACTGCCACTTGGATACGCTGCATTATGAAGACCACTTAACTTAGCCATGTCACCACCAGCGGCAGCAATCATTCCCCCCATATTCTGGCTTTTATGAGCGGCCTTATAAGCCGCAATTTGTTTTGCTCGGCTTGTATCCGGCTTTGTCGGAACCTGCCGTTTTCCACCAACATCGGTTAGGCCCTCCTGTTGTCGTGTTGCTACAGGCCCGCCCTTTCTAACGGTTTTTCTTGTCTGCTTGAGTTGCGCTTTACGGGCTGCTTCTAATAATAGTTCTCTTCTTGTAGCCATCACTGTCTCCTCTTAGATTAATCTATAAAAGTATTTAGTCAGGAACTACAGCAGTTGCTACAGCTCCAATGGCGGTATAGGCATTAGCCTCCCAGCCAATCGTATTACTGATCTTTGTAACATAAAGTACCTGTGTATCGGTACAAAGATATTCCTTAGTACCATCACAGTCCTCACTGTTGATTTCCTCACCACTTCCTACAGGAGTACGTAATTCAAAGTTACCCCCTGCGTTACACAAAATGGTAATGCGATGACCCTCTGGTACGCTTACTAAATGTGGAAGCGTAATAAAGTCATTTGCATCATTAGTCACCGCTAAAACAGAAACTTGAGTTACGTCACGTGGAATACTACGGCTTAATGTATCCTCAGATGTAGCACTAGGCTTAACAACGTGTTTTGGAGATGGATTTCTTCCTGCCATTTCAATCCTCCTTAGCGTAAAGTACGCACTTGTTTATTTTTTACAATGGGCTTTATGTCCACGTATTGCGGCTAATGTACTATTTCTTGTTGCCTTTGTAAAGTCTTTGCCGCAACCTCTACAAATGGCATTAGGCATAACTGCTACTTTTCCCTTGACAACGGGCGGTGCAACCTGTGTTGCCACCTGTCCGGCGAGAGTTTGGATCAGGTCCTGGTTACTCTGTAGCATTTGTTTTTGTAAATCCCTGTCCTCATCTCTCTCTGTATCTTCCCTTGACCGTGTCAGTGCCTCATAAGCCCTCTTGTGTGACTTCTGAAGATGTGCATTAACCCCATCTTCATGAGGGATGTGTTTCTTGGGGCATGGAGGAAATCCCATAACCTCAACAATATAATACTCTGGGGAGTCTGGGTTTAATGGACAGAATAAATCCATACCATAATCAGGCGTAATGTTGGGGTTAGTAAAGGTATACATTGCAGATCCATCAGAGTTCTTTATATCACCTATCTGCCACTGTAGATATTTAGGACACTCGTTATATCCCCCTGTCTTAGCGTTCCAGTATGGAACATACCCTTTGTGTCTTAAAGACCGTAAGCGAGTAGTGAACTCGTCAGAGCCACTGGAAAGAATCTCGCCTTCCTGCATACCACTAGTGGGAACTTCTTCCTCACTCTTCTCTGCTATTGCCTGCTCCCAAGCTGTATCGTTACTCGTTGTCATACGTCACTCCTTACTAATTGACTTAACCTACCAAAAGTTGATTGATTCTTGCGTTTTTTATTGCGCTCCTCAACCATATTATGAAATGCAGACTGTAAATCAGAAGGCTCAAATGGCCTATACACAGGTCTGCCTCTAAATTCTTCGGCTATCTCTCGTAATTCCGCAACTGTATGCCACGCTTCCCCTCGACCATTAACAACCTGACCACCGGGAATAAAGATCGGGTCTGCCTTAAACATATACGCAGGCCCTAAATCTACATATGCAGTAACAAGCCTGTCCTGACGTACAATCCGCAACTCCTGAAACCTACGTATACCCCTGTTCCCAGAGGGCTTGTTGATCTCTCGTAACGAAAAGCACATCTCATCATCTGAAACGAGTCTTGTTATTTCATCTACGCCAGAAGCAGAGGCTGCCCTAAATCGGACAACCCCTGCGTCTAACTCGTTTGTTACTGCTTTAGCCATAACATCCTAAGCAGGAGCCGTAGCGTCTCCTATGATCTCAAATGTCCAGTTAGAAGAACGAAGACCATACGCATACTCATCCGTAAGGAATAAGCTGTCTCCACCACCACCAATGTGTGGCTCACGCCTAGTCTCTGTCCTTATTGTCATGCCCTCAACCAATACCCACGCAGACTTGGAGAACACAAAGTTCTTTGCGTCTGAGTTGCCATCTATGCTGATGTTGCCATCCTCAAAGACACTGACATTTGCAATGGGTAAGTTAAAGCCACTCTGGAACACAGTTGCCGTAGCACCATCTGGTACTGGATATGTTCCTGTACCCCCTACGAGTTCATCGTAAAAGTCTTTTATGCAGAATCCGTGGAACACACCAGATATTGGCATGGGTCCAGGCTCTGTCGCATTAGAAGTAATTCTATATCTTGCGGCAGCTACATCACCTGTCTGTACTGGGGTTCCCGCTGCACCTAACTGAGTGGAAGCATCTGCGGCTGTTAAGCCATCCTGATCCTTCTTCCTCATCATTGCCTCACCGGGCATGGCTCCCATCTTGGCAAGAACCCTGTTATTAATATTTCTTCGGCTCTTGTCCGTAATGAAAGTCTGTATCTGCACCATTTCTGGTGTGATGGTGATTGCAGAATCATCGTACTGCTGGGGGTTGTCCAATACTGTGTTCTCTGTTACTGCCTGAGCAGACAGATTAGCAAGTAGGATTTCCCTCCAAGTTGTACCTGTATTAGCGTCTAACTCAACCCGATCTACGAGTTGAGGCATAACGCCGTCAAATTGTCTTCGTGATCTAGCAGCAGCTTGAATGGTATCTAAACTATCTGCTAATGATCCAGTTGTTGTATTTCCTGCGGCCATTAGATGACCTCCTTATCAAAAGTGTTTACTATGCTGTCCAGTCTCTATTAGTCTCTATGAGAACGTAGTCTACATCCATCGCTTCTACCGCAGCACCTTTAGCTTCAACCATGAGCAGTACAGCAAGGTCTGTGCTTGTTGACACAGCACCTGTTACAGTCTGCTTCAAGTCTCCATCTATATACCATCGGGCTGTTCCATTGCTCTCAGCCTCTAGTCTTAGCACTTGAAACTCACCTGCTACTGCGTCATCATCGAGGTCTACGTTAGTTGAGGTGGTTTCACCTGTGGTTGTTCCACCATTGTAGACTCCATGCCAGTCCTCATCGTCTGTTAGTTCTGCGGACAAATAGAATCCACAGAGGTCTGATGCTGTGAGCGTTAGGGTTGCGGTTGCCCCTGTTAGTTGTTCACCTTCAAGGATACCAACCCCATCAGTCACTACATCTGTGAGTCCGAAGTACGCTTCTTTAGTGTCAAGGTTATTAAACCTAACACGAGCTTCAATCGAAACACCACCACTTAATGCCATGTCGAAACAAGCATTTGTCGTAAATCCAGCAGAGTGTTGTGCTTCGTCAGTCGTTGTTAACTGCACGACACCACTGATTCCATCAGAGTCAAGTCCAACAACGCCGGAATCAGTCTCAGCCAAGCCCTGTCCAACTACTCGAAGACCACCGGGTGTAAAGTATGGTGCGCTTGCTGGTGCTGCTGTACTAGCTACCGGTATCTCAAATCCAATAAAGTCATCAAAAATTCTAATCCTACCAACGGATGATTGTGCCATTTCATTTCTCCTTAAACAAAGTTGTTACTAGGGTCTGTCAGCTAAATATACCCAAGGGTTTTAGCTGCATCTCCCACACGTTTGCTCCAAGGAATTTCGCCCCTTCCGTATGCTTCCCATGTACCTTGGTCAGACATCCCACCGGATTGTCCGACTCCTGCACCTGTAGCGCCTACATCTAGGGTATTGTTCTCTTGGTTATACTGCTGTCTTACTTCCTGAGCTTCTTTGCGAGCTTCTTCGACTTTTGCACTGGCCTGTGATTCACGTTCTGCTTCAATCAGGTCATCGAGTTCGTCATAAACGTCATCGTAATCATCCTGCGAAACGGCC